CTGAGCCACTTGTAAAATCGCAGACAACAGACTCTCCAACACCAAGGTTATGTCCACCGCTACACGTTATTTCAGCATAATTACTTGGGGTGGTGTATGTACCATTAGTCGATGTTATATGGCTGCTGCTTATACTAATCGTCAATGATGATGGATATTTTATTATTACTACGCCAGAATTACCATTGTTCGCTTGATTAGCACCATTGCCTGTATTCGCTGTACCAGTGCCGCTTGTGTTGGAATTTCCACCAGCAGCATAGGTAACAGCACTGCCAGTAATAGATGAGGACATTCCAACTCCACCTGTCGCTGATGTTGAACGTCCGCCAGCACCGCCACCACCATATCCCGTAACGGCAACATACTCTTGAATTGCAAAATGTCCTCTATTTCCCTGACGTGGTACAAATTGATTTACAGATAATCCATATACCCCTGAGCCTGTGACCGGACCACCACCACCGCTAGAACCACCAAAGAACTGTTGATTATAGTAGTTTGTCGTGAGGCTACCAGCACCGCCGCCAATAGCGACTAATGTATCCAGGTATGAATTAGTGCCTCTACACTCTGCGGCTCCTCCTGCGCCAACCTGTACGTTATAATTTACTCCAGTTTCTACCTGTAAAAATTTGCCAGTAGGTACATAGTTGCTACCAGTACCAGCACCAGCACCGTCACAGTAACAACCTGTTTCACCAGTCACAGCGGAGATATATCCACCAGCCCCACCACCAGCCCCGCTTTCAGAACCTCCGCCGCCTGCAACAATCAGATACTGAACCTCGTAAAATGTTTCACCTTGAGACCCTGAAAAAAAAACAGCCGTAGATGATGACACATATTGAATTGCACCCATAGTACGGGTAGCAACAGTTAATGTAGCTGAATCGGTATCAACACCAGACTGGTACAAAACCGCACTGGCACCACGAGTTATAGTAAACGAGGACGCAGTATTGTTGTAGACATAGATAATATCTCCTGCACTAAATACGGCATTAGGAACCGTGATACCGCCTGATGTTCCAATAGTAACCAGCTTGCCACGGTCTGCCAATTGAAGGGTATAGTTGGTCGTCTTGTCTGCACCAACCGATGGAACATTACGATAACCCATCTGATACCCAGTACCACCCTCGACGAAGCCCATAGTATCAGCACTTGGAAAGTAGATGCCCGTGTTACTATCAGTGGATACGCTAACAGATGGATTAGTTACAGTACCAGCAGGAACAAACACGCTGCTTGTGCCTTTAGGAGCTAGTGTCAGATTAATATTATTATCACCACCAGATGCGCTCACTACAGGACTATTGCCAGTTGCAGCATTGGCTATCGTTATTTCATTTACAGCGTTTGCCGTTGCAGTGATACCAAGCGCTTCATTGCCGTTAGTATCGAGTAGTCCAGTATCGATTATCTGTGGATTAAACAGTCGTAGTCCTGTAAACGCATTGGTATTGTATTGTTTAAGCGCGTTAACCCCTCCAGTCGTATCGTGCCATAGCATCTTATCAACAGTAGTAGATGGCTGAGTTGTACCACTATTGACAGACGCAATCGCTTGGAGCGCATTGTTTATATCCGCTCGTACTGCTGAACCTGAGCCATTCTCAATAACATAATCATGGTTTGGCATATTAATATCCTCGTGCTAGATAATCAAAGGTACGGGTCACTACATTGTTCGATGAATTGTAGAACACGATAGTGAACCCTGTGGTTTTACCGCTAACGACGGTTCTAGTAATTACATAATAATCACCAGAGGCTCCGTTTTCCATGGTGATTGCAATGAATGGATCGCTATGGAATGCTGGAATAAAAGTGACGCTGCCAGATGTCAGGTTGTTACCCGTCAATTGATATTCAGGAACATCAACGGTAGTTGTAGCCGCTGAGCAGTACACGTTGTGGATTGGATTTGTCGTAATAAACTCTAATTTACATTGTTGGTAGCGAAGGCTCGTTACGTTGCGGTATCCAGGTATCCATTCTGTAAATGTACTATTATCGCTCGACTCCCTACGATATGGGAATACATTAGCCTCGAACGTGTCGCCACCATCCCAATTCAGGATGTTTTCGATTGAAGGAACTACTGATTCATTTACCAGTATCGGCCAATCATCAATATTACTATTGGTGAGATACCCTAATGTGGTTAGTGATGTCCTGACCTCGCAATTAGGATATGCAGCACCTAGATCATTGAAGTCGTTGACGGTGGAATAGGTATAGGTGCCCGCTGATTTAATACGATACGCATTGTCGATATTATTGTAGTTATCGAGGTTGACGATTGAATCCCAGTCTCCGTATCCAGACAATGTGAGACCAGAGGATGAACGAACGAGGTCATCGGTTTGGGTCATTGCATACACGGTGATACTGACTGCCGACAGAGCCGTACTCGCTGCGGTAGTCACTGTGAAGGACGTGTTATCAACAAACGTGATTGGGTAGTTAACCTGGATGCCATCGATGTCCAACCGTATGCCATCGCCGTCGACTAATCCATGGTTTGTTGCTGTTGTTACGGTAGCAGTAGTTGAACCGCTATCACGGGTGACAGTAGCAGCACCGCCAGTATATGTTCCCGTGAATGCTGCGGACTGTGATATTGTCCCGCTAAAGGCTGGATGCTGTGCGCTGGTAGCGACTACATTAAACTCGAACAGGCTGGGCACGTTAGTCGATATGAATGAAGGAGTCACAGAGCGCACTCGTGAACTGTCCACAAACTTTGCCATGTATGTTCCCGTCATGGCTGGCACGTCAACAGTGACGGCAGAACCAGGCAGGAATGCTAACAGGTTACCGACTTGATAGGACTGGCTACTTAATGCAGGAGTATGAAGGATTTCAATATTCCCGCCAATCCTAACGTCAATATCTGTTGTTGCATCCCACGTTAACCTCATAACCGTTTTGCTAACCTGTGCCGCCCCGAAGCCCTGCACCTGTCCTGGTGGTGCGAGTAGTCCATCGAGGAGGACGGTAGTTTCGGCAAACCTGCCACGTAGGTTGATTGCGGATACTGGTGTTACTCTGACGGTGTATTGTCCAGCCTGGGCATCATTAATCTCGAATGATGCCACCTCCGACTCACGCTGTATCCATGTTCCAAACTCTGAGTATTTGTAGGCAATCAGGAATCTAACTGACCGTGCCGATGGTGTCCATGATACCAAAATTTTGACCTTAGCCTGGTTGCGCTCTTCATACAATGCCTGCGTCACGGATAGGTTGGTCGGAGCTACAGGTGGTTGGTTGAGTTCGCTGATGACTCGTGGTTGTAGTGCTAGATTTTTTTCGATGTTATCCCACTTGTCGGGATAGTGTGTTAGAGCGGAAACTTGGAATGTACCGTTCTGTGTTTCGGTAACGCTAACTACCCTAAATAACTGTGTCTGCAATGCAGTGCTATCAATCACAAATGCGCTACCAGGTTGTGGAGTACTGGTAAATGCTGACTGAATGGTTAGCGTATCTCCTGTTATGTTGGCGTTACCATTCAGGTTATTGACTGCCATAACCGCCCGCCCTTCAGACTGTCCTGTAGGCAGTAGGCAGTAAATAGTAACACCAAGTGATACGTTGATAGTAACAGGAGAATCAACGACTACAGTTGTTCCATTAACCGATGCTATGCGACCACCAAGACGTACTCCTGCCCGTGTTGGGTCTGACACACGTATTACTGCTCCTGGTCTGCATACCATTCCGCTATCGATGCCCACCTCAAAATTAACGACATCGGTTTCATACCGTTCGGAGAACATGAGCCATTTTCCTAAACGGTTTGCCTGTCCCTGGCTCTGGCAACCAACCCCTTTAACATCTCGTGGTATCAATCCATATTTTGCAATACCGTCAGCATCCTCCACATACTCGTAACCCATCTCACGGGTTTCAGTATCAAACCATTCAACAACTACGGTAGTGGATCTGGACTTCACAGATGAACCGCTATAGTCGAAGTTGCCATCGATTACGTTAGCAGCAGTATAGTGGTAGCTCGGTTGTACGGGTCTATCCTGTGCAATAATTAGGCTGCCTGTAGACCAGTAGCCGATAGCACGGAATACGCTGAGTAACGAATTGGTTGCAGCGAATGCTTCCTGCACCGAGTTGATATTAATATTAAGGAGGAACCGTGGCTCGGTGCCGCCCTTGCCGTTGCTGACTAATTGATTACAATATTGTGATGCGGAGTAGAATGCCCACTTATCTAATTGTGCGCCCGATAAATGGTCTCCTGTTCCATACCGTTTAGTAACCAGCATATCGTAGAGGCACCATGCGGGGTCTGCACACCAGGTAGCAGCCGCAAAATTCCCAGTCCATACGCCTGTATAAGTAATACGCCCATTGCTATAGTCGACGGTAGCATTATCAGGAATCAAGACTTTCAAGCCCTTAATCCAGTATGACCGTTGCGGGATTGACGTAAACTGTCGAGCGTATAACCGCATCCCAATCAATGCAGTATTTGGATATGATAGTTTTGCGCTAATTATCAGGTTATATGAGGCTATGAAGGTCCTGTTCTGGAGTCTATCAGGATCATTGCTATCTGCCGTTAGTCGAGTGATACGTATTGTCCTGCCATTTACGTTGGCAGGTAGAGCGAATCCAAATTGTTTCTGGAATGGTTGTGATGTCCTGCCAGAGATTTTTGTCTGTGTCTCTGGTACTGCAATTGTGTAGGTAGGACTGCCGCTGTTAGAGTTGACGCTATACTCAATCCGAAATTCGACGGACGAACCATACACATCGCCCATCTCTGTTAGTTGTTGCAGTGCATACACGCCAACGCTGACCTTCACGAAGTCGATAGTATTATCGAGTACTTGAATTAGCTTCACACCACCATTTACTGCACGTTCTAGTGGTTCGTTTAGGTCAAACTGTTGGTCGATGTCAGGGAAATTGGCTAGCGGTTGTTGCGCCTGTGTGCCAGTAGCAAGCTGTACGGTAACGTCGCTAAATGTCGAGGTACCGTCCTTTTGCACAAGTGGCAATTTGTCAAAATAAATTGAATCCATCCCGATTATATTAGTGACGGTAACAGCACTAGACGTTACCGTGCGGGACGTGTTGGACAGTACAGTGAACTGAGTTGCGCTAATGACGCTATCAATTACACGAGCTCCATTATCAGCACTAGCACCACCAGTAAAGGTAAAAGTGCCTGCTGTTTTTGGGATTAGTGGTACTGCGGAACTGTGAGTGACGGTAATTGTTTTGGCGGACTGTGTATATGTTCCTGTAAAATTTGGTACACGGGTAGCTAGCCCTTCAATCTCGCCCTCTCCAATTAATTCGAGTACGTCGATATAACTGTCATTGAATAGATTATTAGGAGTTACGTTGGGCTGATATGGTGCTGGCAGGTCAGGCAGCGGTGGCAGTGGTGGTAATGCTGGCAGTGGAGGAGGTGGTGGTGGAGGAGGAGGTGGAGTGTACCCACCACCGCCGCCGCCAAATCCACCACCAATATATTTCTCTGTCATTTCGTTTTACCTCTCTCGTCAACGGTAATACCAAGCGATATTACAATACTACCGACAATGGGCATGCCATATTGGATTGGTAGTGGAGAGCCAGGCTGACTTGAATTGCTAATCCCTGAGAAATTGTAGGTTTTCTCGCCATTCTCCGTAGTCGCTAACTCAGGACGATTTTTCGGATGGTCATTACTGTTCCCTTCATAATTACCGAGACTAGGATTCCCAATGCCTGGTATCGGTGACAGCAATTGAGACGTGCCGCCAATCGACAACGCCTTAGTAGTACCGATGTCGATTTGACTTTGTGCGAGTCCGAACAGCGTTAGTCCGTCCAGTGCTGCTCCTTGTAGCACCTCGCCGCTGATAGCGGATGCAACCTGTGACCCGCTCGCCACTGGTATCAGGTCGATAGTGCCGTCTCCAATATAGTCACATAGCTGCAGGTCGTGGATGGGCATGCCATTTACAAGTACTGTCAGCCGTGTATGTTCGAGGTATCCATGAAGTGCTCTGAAATTTACTGACAGAAACCGCATCGCTTCAGACACAGAGCGTACTGTCACGTCATAGGAACGCCGTCCAACAATAGTACGCAACCTGCCATAGAATCTAACCAGCATATCGGTATACCCCTTGCGTTGACCGCAACCAGTAGCCGTCATACACGTCCTCGCTACTCAGTCTGTTGTATACCTGATGCAGTATACGGTTGTCACTGAGGTATATTGCGACATGAGTAGGATACTGGCTATCACCTAATGCCATGGCAATTACGTCTCCATACTGTCGTGAGTCAGCAGGTACTCGCATGAACCCATGCTGGGCAGCATTTATGAATGGTTCTGGATACACCAACCATGCGTCTGGCTCTGGTCGCTCCATATCCATTAGTTCAATACCCCGCTCCTCCTTGAACCAATCCCATACCAGCGACCAACAATCGTTTTCACCCCAGCAGAATTGACGACCAACAAACGGTTTGGAGTAGCTATCTGGCACGAGTTCGTACAGTTCATTCCTATCATTCATGATCAACCATGGCAGTCCGACCTCTTCAGCGCATTGCCTATCCCTGTCGGATGGACTAACATCGCCAGGATGGCTATGGACTACTGCTAATATCTGTCCCTTATCCTCAGCATTTTTCCATTCAATTGGGTCTATCTCGAAATTGTCCAACGGGTCATTAGCAATATTACTGCAACGTATGTACAGTTGACGACCAGAGAATACTATGACCAACCCGCACACTTCATTGGGTGACTCGTCGTGGATGTGGCTCAGTATGTGTTGACGTATAGCATCATTAATCATTTGCGTTGCCCTATCCCTGGAAAACTACCAAATGGCAGTGTTCCGCTAAATCGTTTCTTGCAACTACTTAACCGTTTACCGCATACATCCTGTGAAGCGAGGGTGACTGAAGCATCCTCCGAGTTGAAATAATTTGTTCCAGTATAGCTACATTCAGCAGAGCGATATGCCCACTGACATAGGTTGGCAATCACCTGTCGCTTCGGTATTCTCACGTTAGCCAGGTCAAGCGCAGATGCCAGTTCCCATTGTATGATGTCACGGTTCTCCCGCAACTTGCGGTCAATGTAGAACACGTCATCTGGCATACGGGCATTAGGGTCAGCAGTAGCATTAAACTTAATATTGATATTACCGCTGGTATTTGGTTGGTCAGGAGCGGTATAGGTGAAGTCGTTGCCATTTACGCTAGTTACCGTCCGTTGTCCATCGGTAGCAACGCCAGACGTAGGAGCAACATAGATTTTATTGCCAGTCTGTAGCGTATGACCAGATACCGTTACTGTTACTGTTGTTGTACCTGGCTGACTGTAGGTGCCAGTATAGGTGACAGGATAGTTTGCAGCATCAATAAATTTAACAAGTGTTCGCAGCCGTGTTACCTTCGCTCCACCGAGGTCATTGCCAGGATTAAAGCCGTTGGCTATCAGCAATAGTTGTGTCCCGATGTCGCTCAGGTTTGATATTGTCAACTGTGGTCGTGGAAGCGAACCACTACTCGTATATTCAAACCCGTTAGCTGTTATTGGCAACCGAGTGTAAGTATTCTGATTAAAGATCAGATTAGCATTTAGCTCATTTATGCCAGCATGGAAGTAATAGGTATCGCTGCTATTGTGCAGATTGCTAAATAGTTTTAATTGGTACAGTTCGATTATTGCGGATGGTGCTAATTTCTGCAGCTCCGCCTGTGCCTTGCTCTGGATTAGATAGGTAGTGCTACCGCTAACGGGGATAGGGTTGAATGTGCCATCGATAATTACAACACGACCAACGATTGTGCCGCTTGCATCTTTGTCGATACGGTATCCAGAGATATAAGCAGACTGCCCAGAGCCAGTACCACCTGTCAGGTCTATCTGCATCCCACGATATACTGAATCGTTATCGCTCGCAGTAGTAGCCAGGTTGATTGTAGTAGATGACCCACCGAGGCATGTTCCTGTCGTCATGGTTCTGCCACCTCCTCGAACTGACACGATACGCTATTAATATTGAAGGCAATCATCGACTTCTGCCACTGACGGCACACCCACTTCTTCCCGCTAACGCCATCTGGTGTTGTCCAGTCAAATGATTCAACGCCATTTCGTGCATCAAGGAAATCGAGGATGCTGTGAGTTTCAACATCAGTACGGGCACTAAACGATAACTGCCAGACCTGTAAGTTAGTATTCAGTCCATAGGCTAACCGTTGCTCGTAGCTATCGCCAAACCGAACAGAGCGGATACGTGGAGTATGAGTACGTCCAGCACCGTAGTCAGGAATGTAGCTAAATGTTGCCATTATCGAAGTAGCCCTCCTGGTCGTTGTTGCTTGATAATCTCCTCCTGTACTGCCCTAGTAATAGCACGAGCCAACCTTTCACCTGTTGGAGTGCCGTCCGATTGTTGAGTAGTTCCAGCAGCAGTAACGTTAACGCTGATATTATTGACGTTGTTTGTCTGCTCACCGCCAGTAGCACCACGAAGCGATACTGGTATAGTCCGTCCATCAGGTAGTGGGACGTATGCCTCTGGCAATGAACCTTCACCGAACATTGCTAACTGTGGAGAGCGAGCGATACCACCTGCTGCATACTGACCGAATGCTAGCGGTTTGCGATACTGTATAGAGTAACCCAGTGCCTTCTGATATTCGTTTGGAGCGAACCTGTTTTGTATTGGCTCGTAGTTTAGGTCGTAAACGCCGCCTACTAACTGCGACATATAGTTCTGGTACTGTGATTCACGATTCATCCTGTCATACACATATTGCTGTTGTAAGCGTGCCGCCATTGAATACGCCTCATCCTCGCCTAACCCGTATGCAGATTGCAAGTATCCAAGGTTTCGTCCAGTAAAGAACGTTTCAGCTTCCTGGTCTAATAGGTAGCGTGAAAACTCTTGATCAGCGAATAGGTCAGATTGTTGTTCTCGTAGTTTGGCTAACGTCTCCTCCAATGCATGTTGATTGGTGCCGCCTTGCATTGCGTCCATCATTGAAGTGTATTGAATCCCGATATATTCGGCAATCAATTTATCAACAGTGTCACGGTATTCAGCATCGGCATCATATTTCCGTGATTGTTCAGTATCAGGTATTCCTCGCAGGAAATTAAAGGGATCATCATACAGTCCGTACCGTCCAGGATAGTAGATGCCACCATTAGCGAACCCTTTAATCGTGACAGGTATTGACCGACCATCAGGTAGCGGAACGTATGCTTCAGGTTGACTACCCTCGCCGAACATGGCTAGCTGTGGACTGTTAGCAATACCACCTCTGGCATAACGTTGAAGCTGCATTGCTCCGTCCCTTGTCATGATGCCGCCATCAGCAAAACCAAACAGCTTACCTATTCCTCCAAACAATCCACCACCACCACCAAACGCCGCCATGATGCCCTGGAAAATGGTCGCCTGTACCACCATCTCAATTAGTCTCTGCAACATCTGGTTTAGAATGTTCATCACCACATTGTTCAGCACCTCTCCCAGCGACTGCGAACCTTGGATTAGGTTCATTATTCCCTGCGAAATATTGGTACTGATTATGGTGGCAATGTCAACCTGAAGCTGCCGCTCCATTTGTTTTTGTTGTAGTAACTGTTGCTGTGCCTGCGACTCTTGCAGGACGAGTTGTGGTAGTTGTTGAAGCTGCCCAAGTTTTTCATTATTTAACGCAAGCTCGCTGCGTTTGCTTTCTAAAGCCGTTGCATCTAACGTGCCTGATTCAATCTCCTTCTGTAATGTTTGGTTTGCTGTTTCAAGTGATTGCATCTCCAAGCGAGCCGCCTCTTCTACCTTGAGATATTTTTCAACAGCGACTTGTGAAAACTGTTGTTCTAACTGGAACCGCCGCATTGCCAGGTCAAACTCCTGCTGCATAACAGCGAGTGTCCCAGTCTGTGGATTAGTTAGATCACTTGTGTACCCAAACCGATTACCAAGTTGTGCTGTCCCTAGATTCATCTGTGCTGTCTGGAAGCCGAGTCCCTGTATCTGTCCAGGGTATGGTTGAAGCCTTGAAAAATCAACGCCACCACCACCAAAGATTGATGGATTCTGGAATGGAGCGAACCCAGATAAGTTAGGATACGTCAGCCCATTAGCAAACCGTTTAGTATCGAATAGACCAGTCTGTGCAGTACTGTAGTCAAACCGTCCTGTTGCTGCTGATGGGTTGAATTGCGAGAACTTAGCACCATTGGTGGCTAATGCAAATATTTGTCCGAACTGCGATACTCCCGTTGCTGATAACGAGACAGGAACACCAATAGAAGTATTAACTGGGGTGCTGCCAAGAAGTTTACTAAACTCCTCTCTATATCGAGTGCCTTTTGTTCCAAACGCATCAGACCCAACCCTGCCTGTCCTCAGGTAATTCTCTGTGTTGCCAGCTCCTTGATTATGGGCATAGGCTAATATCTCCTGCTGACGTTGACGCGACTGTCCTTGTATCATGCCTTGTAGGTAGCCATAATTGGCACGAGTAAATTCAATTAGAAAATCCTCCTGCATTTTGGCATTAGACCTAAATGCCTGCCTACTTGGCACACCAACGCCCAATCTTCTAGCAGCATCGATTTTAGCATCAGGACCGAATTGATATGCTCCGTCATATAGGTCTTGGTCTCCACCTATAATGCTGTAGTTGCCGCCTCCACTTTCTATATTTGCCAATGCCTGTCGATACACGTTCCAAGTGGCAGGAGTGAACCCCATCTCGGCTAATGTTTTAATTTGTTTTTCTGATAAATTTAACGCCATCAACTTGCCTGACATTACCGAACTCGTACCACCCTGATCTGATAGCCTCTGGGCAGCATTATTTAATCCTTCAATCCGTTTACGGTCAAGTTCCTGCAACCGTTCCTGATGCCCAATTTCTAAGTCGTTTATTTTCTGTACGTTCTGTAGATACTGATCCTGTACATTCAACCTATCAGCCTGATACTTCAGTATGTCGTCCTGCGCCTGCCGTTCGTATCGGTTAGCCTCCGTCCGTACATCAAATTCATTTTGCGTAATCTTGCCTGACCTTAGCTGCATGGCTAGGGTAGCATCTTCCATCGCCCTACTTCTACGGAGTACCGCATCAGCCAGGTTCGACTCCGCATCTCGTCGTTGTTTCTGCAGGTCAGCCTCCAACTGTTGCACCTGCTTCAGCGTATCGAGTCGTAACTTGGCAACATCCCGCTCATATCCTTCACGCAGATTGAATATATCCCGCTCATACTGTTGTTGTGATTTCGCTAGTTTCTCCGCCTCTTGCTCACGATTTTTTGCCGCTTGTTCTGCCAGCTTCTCACGCTCTTTGGCAGCAGTACCATCAAACTCTTTCTTTCTGGCTTCTATCTCCGCTATCTGAGCGAGCAATGCAGCACGAGCAGCAGGAGTAGATGCGTTTATTAGTTGAGACCGAAGAGCGGTTACCTTGGCTTCAAGTCCCTGTATCGAACTTAGGTCTTCCGACAATGATTGTAATGCCTGTATAGGTCGTCCTGTAATTCGATCTTGTCCAGCAGGAATACGAACAGCACCAGGCTCGGTTCCTCTAAGGCTGCCCATGTTATTGGTGTTATTATTTATTCGTTT